AACCTATTTTAACTTTATTAGGTAATTTAGTGGATGGTAGTTGAGATTTCGTGGTCATAATAAAATTCGTATTCTGTTTCTGTTGTTTCAAACATAACCATATCTAAGTATTGACTAGCAACCATAGAGATTGCCATGGCTCTTGCAATTTTTCTTCCCTGTTCTCTGCCGAATTGTGTTAAAAATTCTGACTGAAAAAAATTATCAGCAAGTTGGTTTATATCTGTTTCTTTCAGGAAGTTTTCAGACCTAGGCAAATCAGGGTTTAAGGGCTTTATTTTGAGTTTAGCCATATTTGTATCTAGTCTATAGAAAGTAACTTATTTCCTGTTCATGTGCAAGCCATCGAAGCGATTTATATACCTTTTCATACAAGGGGTGTGATAGTAGTTAGGCGGTCTAAAATGATCGCATATAAAATCATCAGTAGTATAAAGTTGTTTTCTACAATATTTACACTTGCCGACTGCCTTTTTTTCGTCTAACATACAAGGTATTCGCTCTCAAACGAATGATCCCCCTACCAGATCAGGGTTTTTTCTGCTTTACCTTGGTCTGGTAATTTTGCCATAAGATATTAGCGTAAATTAATGGCTCTAAACCTTTCTTTTTCCAGTATGATTTCTCACCGTATTGGTGCAGCTCGTAATGGTGCAACGGACAGATTGGAACTACAAATCTATCAGAATTCTTCATGCCAATACCTCTTGGTTCTGCATAAGTAATATGATGGGCCTGTATATCTTGATCTGTACCACACACAGCGCATGGGTAATAATCCCTGACATATTTCAGGTATTTTGGGTCTCTAATGGTAGCCATTAGCGTATAGTATTGGGCTGAGATTTTAATCCTAGTGGATAAGCTGCCATGTGTAAGCCTTCTTTGAGCATTTTGCTTACTTTTCGAGGACTTATGCCTGTTTTGGTGCTAAATTGCTTGATTGTGTGTCCTATACCACAAATATCCCATAGAACAGGTCTATATCGCTCTCCAATAGCCTCATTAACACGATTTAACTGCTTTATGGCATCAAGCCTGCCCTCGCCAGTACTGACCGATTTTGAGCCATCTATGCGACATCCGTATTCTGTGACCAAATCATTGCCTCTGCTGATAAGTAAGGATCTTTCGTAATAATATCTAAATCTTTCAGCACACTCGGTTTCGAGCTGTGTGAGTATTCTCTTGCTTGCCAAATAAGAAATTTCTGACTCACGAATATTGTAAGCCCTTAAAGCGCCAGAACCTCTATACTCAATACTTCTTTTGTCTTCGTTTTGCATCTAACTCCGCTAAATATTTATTAAGCCATCGTCTATAATCGTCTGTGGACATCTTTTTCTTCATATTTATGGCCAGACTCATTGTCCAATGAGGTTTTCTGTCGTAAGAATTGTATTTTAAACTGCGTTTTACAGAAATATTATCTAATAATTTATCAATCTTTAATTTTTTACTTGACAGATCTTCGTAACTCATAGCTATTATATTATATTATTTAATTCATACATATATACATATATAAAATTAATAATATAATTTATAATATAATGCAATGACACTTAAAGAATTCTTTGTTGGTAAACCAAAAGTTAAAATTAAGTTTTATAGTGATACACACAAATATTTTCTAGAAGATGAACAAATACCAAATGCCTCTGACCTTGCTAAAGTATGTCAAGATAGTTTTCCCCTTATTATGTGGTCTGCAAAATGTGCTGCCGAAAAGTTTGAGGATCTAATCGAACCTGGGAAACCGATAGATGAAATACAAAAAAAAGAAATCTATCAACAAATCAAAACAGCTCACAGAAATACACTTGAGAAAGCAGGCGATATTGGAACGAATGTTCACCAACACATCGAAGAATACATCAAGACCGATATTGAGCCTGACATTTACAACGAACAGATAAAGCACAGCTTTGGTCTGTTTAAAGAGTGGTGGGATGCCAACAAAAATTTCTATGAAGTTATGTTCCTTGAGAAAGTTTGTTTCCATTCACTTAAATTTTGTGGAACTGTGGATGCTGTCATGCGAGATGCCATGACTGGCGAGATCATAGTTGTAGATTGGAAATCTGGATCTGACATTTACAAAAGCCATATTATGCAATGTATGTTTTACCTAATGGCTTTGAATGAAGAGTTTGGCTTTGACTGTAAAAAGATAATGATAGTCAATGCGCCAAAGACTGGCAAACTTAAAATAAAAGCTATTAATGTTTCAGCACAAGATTTAAAAGCTGCTAAGTCTGCTTTAATGCTGTATCAATGGTTACACAAAAAAGAAAGGAAGGTTAAAAAAAATGTCAGAAAATCTATATGAAACATCAGGCAAATTAAAAGTGCTGATGGACACTTCAAAAGGAGGTAAACCTAATTGGTACATGGTCATAAACGATATGGACAATGTAGAGCATAGGGGATATTCCAATCAAGACTTGTCTCTGTACAAGAAAAAATTAGATGCAGAAGAAACTATATTGATTTCTGCAAAAGGTGGTACAGCTACACATCAAGGTGGAAAGAACGAGGGTAAGCATTACTTTACAAAAGGAATTATAAGTGATTGGCTTTCTGAAGATAATAAAGAAGAGTCAGTGCCAAAAGTGGCTAATTATAAGGTCGAAGATTTTTTAGATCCAAGCGATCCTGACTACATGAAAGTGATCGAGGCAGAGAGAACGAGACAAAAAACCCAACTTGAGAAAGAAAATGATGCTTTACTACAAGGAAAGGTTAATCATAATACACAAAACAATGCGTTTCAAAATTCTTCAAAGATTGCAGAAATGACTTTGCTTTACAAGACCTGTATGCAAGCTGTAAATGATGACGAATTGCTAGGCTCACTAGAGGAAGGCAATCGTAAGGATATATCTACAACATTCTTTTTAAGTTTACAAAGGAGATAATATAGATGAGTAATAATATGAACACCAATCTAAATTATCTTGAATTAATGGCTAGGATTGATCGTATTAAATCTTCACTTTCTTTTTTAACGGAAGACGCAAAAAGATTAAAGGATAATTTTGATAGATTGCAAAAAACAATAGATCATTCAATAAAACCAGAAAAAAATAACAGGAGGTAATAATGGAACTAGGTAAAATTGCAGAATATGCAGATAAACTAAAAGAACTTAGTGATCGTTTGGAAAAAGCAAAACCAAAGAAACAAAGTCCTATAGAAGAATACAAAGAAAAACTGGTTGATACTACCGATATGCTGCATGAGATGCGTATTGATAGTGATGAAGACGATCAATGCTAGATCTTAATGAGAAATCAGTTGAGGATGCTCTTCAATGGATGACTGAGAACGATGATAGGTTGGCTGAAAGCAAATCAGACTATCACCATTTAGATAGATTTAGTAAAACTCTCAAAGCACAACTAATGGCAAAAGAGTCGAGCAATATGTCTGTGTCGGCAAGAGAGCAGTTAGCTTTAGCCAACGAAGAATTTATAACTCATTTAGACGGATTGCGAGAAGCTGAAAAGAACTATCTTGCTTTAGAATACAAGATGGATCAAAAGAAATTAATCTGTCAATTATGGCAGACCTTCAGCGCAAATCGTAGACAGAGTGTGTAAATTGTGGTTAGTTCTATGAGTGAAAACAAAACAAGAACAAGATCAGAACAAACCAGAAATGACACCAGAAATCCAACTATGGGTCTCTGTTATTATAGTGGCTTTACATGACTCACGTATGGACTTTAACGATGTAAGCATCGTGACACGCAAGGCACTAAACCACCAAACCTACTACGATTTTGTAGATAGTAAAGATTTCAGAATATCAAAGAAAAGAACATTAAACCTAGTTGATTGTGTTGAGGCTCGAATGTGGTTCGAGAAACAAGACGACCAGTTTCAGATGGTATGCAATTTGGCAAACCTAGATCCTGAATGGGTATTCAGACTTTATCGAGATGTGTTGCATAAAGACAACATAGACCCAACAGAGATACTGAAAAGATTTTTTATGTTTAAGTTTTAACTACAATGTTAAGTACGAAGTGAAGCAATCTTCTTCTTTACTTTTGTAAGGATTGTGACACAGGTATCTTTTATAGATAATATTGCTTTCTTCAACAACAAACGGTGTTCCGAACCTAAAAATTTCTTTACCACACTTTTCACAATTTCCAAGTTTTTCATTTTTTTGTCTCCTCATTATTCATATATTTTTTTAATTCTTAGTCTACCCATATCTTCTTCGAGTTCTGCTCTGACTTGTTTGCATTGAATATAAATACCCTCTTGATTTTCACCAATTTGCCTCATAACTATTCTTTTTTGAGCCAAACAATCAGACATACCTTTCGTTGGCACATATTCTAGTAATCTGTCTCCATCAATTATTGTCATCATTGCAAATACAATTTCAATCATTAGTGAGTTCCATTCTTTCTCTCCTCTAGGTCTATTAGTCTCTCCTCATGGAACTGTATAACCATATCGTTTTTAAGTATCATTGGTATCTCTGCTTCCATTTGTTCTTTTAGTTTGTCTACGTTCTCGCCAAGGTATTCAACCAACATGTAGAGTTCCTGGACTTGTGGACTGACCATGCCACCTTTGGGGAC